TGATATTGTTTGTCTTACGTCTGGCATAAATTTGTTTCTCCTTAATTACTTAGTCTTACGATACCAATTCGCTGAAGTCTTGACCTGTTCTAGTTGCATAAAAGTTACATAATATGAACTCTGCAGCTCTAGTAGGTTTGATATAGATGTCAACTACCAGCTCGTTGTTGTCAATAACATCCTCACTGTTGTTTCTATCATCACATACTATCAGGTAATCGTACAATCCTTGTGTATTCTTTACCTCTTCGAATATGGGTCGTATAACATTGACCAATTGTGTCCGAGTGAACAGCGTGTTTGGTTCAAATACGAAGAACTTGACTGAATTCGAAACCGCTTTTTGCAAGTACAAGAACGTACGACGTACATTGATCCTGTCGAAAGCACTGGGCTTGGCTTGCATGGTTTTCTGACCAAATATCGCGAATCCTTCGTTGGGGAATTGTGTGATTGGGTTGATACCCAACTTGTACAATTGATCCCGTTCTTTTTGTTTCGGGTAGTAAGCCAGATCTGTCAATCCAGACAACGTTCCTTTGGTGAAACCGGCTGGGGCTATCCATGGAGCGAAGTTGTTGTCAGTGTTGGCCATCGCTTGTGCTACATAACCACTACATGGTACCCAAACTCCGCGATTCAACGCTTTGTCGGTGGTGAACGCCCAGTTACCGTATGTTGCACAGTAACTGCTGTTCTTGTTACCACCAGTCATCATGTGACGCATGGGCCAGTAAATGTGTTGTGAGAACGTGACTCCTGCTTCTCTGTTTTTGCTGGTTAATATTCTGCTGTTCCTGCCTTGTACAAATATGTATCTCAATGGATCTGCAATGTAAATACAATCCTTACGACCGAATTGCGCAAAAGACCGGAATCTCTCGAATATAGCATCGTAATGTGATGTATACGGCAATTCTGTTCTCTCGATATCATCCATGATCTTGGTGTTGTACAAACCGCTTCCGCTCAATCCGGTGCTGCTCACGACATGGTCTCCAATGTTGAAGTACTCTTCATCATCAAACCAGTCTTGCTGACCACCCTTGGATCCAACGTATACTGTACCTAGACCACCTTCACATACAATGTCAATTGGGAACAGATCTGTGTTTTCAGCTAGTTCAAAAATTCTGTCGAGTTTTGCTGGAATGTTACCAGTTTCGGTTGCTTCTGCAAGTTGTTGACGATACACACCGTGTGGATACACGTTGTTGGCGTGTTTCACTTGTGCTTTGTTGTCGCGTTGTAAGCCTTGCCAGGATTTAATATACAAACGATCTTGTCTTTCTTCAGTTCTGTTCAAGAACGACTGTGACACCTTGAAGTCCACGACCTCCTGTTCCTTGTCAACCTTTTCAAGTGCATTCAACTCGGAGAAATATCTCATGTCTTTGGCAGGGAATACTCTGATTTTCCTAGTTGGATAACCATTTTCGTCCAGCCAATTTCCAGCTGTTTTTGACATTCCTTCGTTCATCTTGAAGTACAAGTTGTTGCTGTTCTCTGCTTCACTCTCGATGAAGAACGAAACAGCTGTACCACCTGTGTTGAGATGTTTTTCGCGGAAGTAATTGACACTACCGATCACGCTGTCTGCCACTACATAATCCAGTTTGGTTGTGTCTGGTTCTAATGTAGATTGACGTACTTTGAAAACTGCAAGCGACAGCACATCTGTAAATTCTTCTGTGTTGAGGTCGAACTCACTGAGGTTTTCCAACACTTCACTCATGCTACCATCTAATCCTACTTGCTGTCTGTTACCAAATTCATCGAATATGTAACCAGCGCTCAATGAGAATGTGAGACGGCTCTTGACACCATCGTTAACATCAGGTACATCTACAAACCCACCGGTGGTTCCACCTAGTTTTTTGCTGAGTGATTTGAGCTTACCAACACTATCAAAATCACTAGCAGGGTTCAGAGTGGTGTTGTCCACCAAACCTACATAGTAACCTTCAAATGCTTCATTGATAACAAATTTCTTGTCGTTCACAATCATGCAACCAGCGCCACCACGATCAATAAGATCTTGATAAGTTGAAAACTTCTGATTGCTGTATTTACCAGCCTCAGTTTCTTTAAGTTTGATCTCTCCCTTGATTGTTTTCTGAAATTGCTCGTTGTCTAGCTCGATAGCACTTGGCTCACCCATGTAGTAACGATCACTAGCTGCAAGATCCCATCCAGCACCATTAACAGCCTCTGCCATCAACTGTGCAATTTCAGGAATTTCATATGCATCTCTAGCAGGTACAGTCAATGTATCTCCATCTACTAGTGGTGTCCAAAACTTGTCACCAGCTGCAAATGCACTCAATGGCAATTGCATGGATCCTCCAACCTCGGTAACAATAGTCTCAACATCCACTTCTCTTTCAAGAGCCTGTTGCTTCATCTCTGAGGAGATGAGGATGTGATTCTCAGCACCATCAAAATAATAACCAGGTACTGCTTTACCGATGATCGAGTGCATGTCTCCCATGCCAGCCAACACACTGTCAACAGCGTCCTTGACTGTGGTACCAACATATCCAACTGGATTTGCGTCTCCAAACTTCCAGTCACCCAAAGGTATCACCTTGAGACTCAATCGACGATCAACACCACCATCAAATGTGATGGCTTGGTTTGCTGTGAAGCTGTCTGCTGCCCATGTGCCTTGAATGCTTATCTCATAACTGCTCGGTAAATGTGTGTCACCGCCTGCAATGACTGAGGCGTTGTGTCTACCCGCTGAAGAACCGGCTGCAACGATCAACTCGTTTACAGTGCTAGGATTCACCCCGCCAGTGACAGCAATTTCGACTCCGCTACCGGCTTCTTCGGACCCACCACTAATTAATGTTAGTTTTGGGTCAGTTGCACCTTGTGCAGTGTTGTGTTCATCAACCAGCACTTGTACTGTTGTTATTTCTGCACCAGATGTGAGTGTGACTGTTTGATCACCTTCCGGGATGTATGTAGATGCATCTGAGCTACTAATTTGGATGGTATGGTTGGCGAAAAGTGCACCAAAAGTGTCTGTGTTAGCGTTGGCAATGCTGATCGTTTGGTTTCCAGCAACACCTGGAGTGTTGTTTGTTATCGTTACTTCATACTCCGCAACGGCGGCTCCACCATTTTCTTTAGCAGATATAGTACCAGTGAAGGTTGCAGCTACTGCATCTTGACCGGTCAAAGTGACATCACCAGCTACACCAAATGTATCGGATTCTATACTTACCGGGTTGCCCGAGCTTTGAAAGTCGGCATCCTCGAAACTTGCTTTGGATCCGGTGTCACCTGTTATGATGAATGGTTCCAACGCACCAGCTTCTGCTGTGTCTATTGTAACCGTTGATACTGTACCGGTCAATGAATCGTTTATTTCCGCTGTGAAACTTCCTTTCGCATCGGACAAACCTCCAGAGACTTCAAGCTCATCACCAAACTCAGCGATCAACGCTTGTGATAATTCTTCACCACTGAATCTGGTAGCAGAGCGACGGATGATGTAATTGTTATCAATCTTCTCGGCTTCGTTGGACCCATTGTCTAAAAATACTTGCACCTGAGCATCGTTACCGGCGGCTCCAGGTTGTTTGATTATCACTGATGTGGATCCGTCAACATCAGCGTTGAGATATCCACTGGCGGATTGAACAACAACATAATCACCAGACTCGTCAACCGCATCTGAATCTTTTGGATGCCATGCGATGATTCGGGTGTCTTCGGCTACTGTGTTGAGTTTGTACGAACCACCCAACGCGTCAACCATGATGGGTCTGGGTATCACCGGATAAACCAACAAGCTGTATTTGTCAGCCACTGTGGTACCAGCTCCTTGCCCGTAAGGCACTCTGCTCACTGTGACGTTCGCGGGACTTTGAAATGCCGCTTTGACTGTGTGATACATGTATCGCTCAGCAGCATTTTGTGGTAATCCGTAAACTGTTTCAAATTCACTGAGACTGCTCAACGTTAAAATTTCATCTGTTGGTCCTTGATTCGCAAATCCAGGTATGAACACGGTTGTGCCAGTTGGTAGTTCAGGTCGCAAAGAAAGATCAACTTCTTTAATTTCTATTCCAGGAGATTGTATTGTTCT